CGGGCGACAGCTGGCTGCGTACAAGTTGCTCAATCCGAACGTGCGGCAGATGGCCGAGGCGCTCGCCGTGATGCCTCCCGTGCCGCCAGCAAGTCCAGGCAGCCAGCTGTCGCCCGCGGCGCCCGTGGCGTCATCACCAGGTCGGCGCGTCGGTCGCTCGGCCTATTTGGGAGGGTAGAGCCATGGCGACACGTCTCGCGCTGACGTTACCCGCGCCCGATCGTTGTCGGTTGTGCGGCGTGCCAGGTCGCGTCATCCACACGAGGACGTCGCCAGGAAGTAAGCGTCGGCGGCACCAATGCCACGTGTGCGCACACCGGTGGACGAGTTGGCAGACACTGATCGATCCGCGACGTCTCAGGCCGGCGCCAGCCCCCTCCTCGCGGTAGCCGCGTGCCCACAGAAGTGCAACGCGATGCCACTTTCCAGCAAGCACACGTCCCCCCTCCCCTACTACAGGTAGTAGTTTCGAGTATCGTCTCAAGAAGAGTGCCACTCTCATCGTCGGCGTGGCCTATACGACCGCGGAACTCAATCTCAAGATCGTCGCCCTCGAAACGGGCCTCGCGCGCAATGAATTGCGCGTCGACTTCGCCGATCGCAGCGTCACCTATCGCAGCGTCCCCGAACAGATCGACGCGCTCGCCTACTTCCAGCGGCTCCTCGCGCAACAGGCCGTGGCGGCTGGCACGACGACGCGATCCAAGCAGGTGCTCGGTGTGGCGGCGAGGGGCGTCTGATGAGCCTCCGCAGCACCCTCGGCGGCCTGCTCAACGGCCTACGGTCTCCTGACCGCGGCCGCGCTCGCAGCGCGCAGAACTCCGCGCTCTACGAGGGCGGCAGCCAGACCCGGCGCACCATCGGCTGGCGCGCGCCGACCACGTCCGCCAATCAGGCCGTGCTCGCGTCGCTGACCGTGCTGCGGGATCGCTCACGCGCGGCGACGCGGAACGACGGCTACGCGAAGAGCGTGGTCGACAAGTGGGTCACGAACATCGTGGGTCTCGGTATCCAGGCGCGCTCGAAGGCTGTCGACCCGGCGATCCGCACGGCCGTCAACGACCTCTGGCTGCGCTGGACCTACGAGAGCGACGCCGACGGCCTCCTCGAGTGGGAGGGCCAGGTCACCCAGGCGGTACGCACGTGGCTTGAGGGCGGCGAAGCGTTCGCGCGCTTCCGCTCCCGCCTACCGCAGGACGGCTTGGCCGTGCCCTTCCAGGTGCAGATTCTCGAACCCGAGCACTGCCCGCACGCCTACACGGTGTTGTCGGGCGCCGCGCGCGTCCGCGCCGGTATCGAGTTCGACGCCGTGGGCCGGCGCATCGCCTACTACTTCCACCCGTCCCGCCCTGAGCAGGACGACTTTGATGCCTCGCAGCTCCGTCGTGTCCCCTCCGATAGCGTCGTGCACATGTACGACCCGTTGCGCCCAGGACAGCTGCGGGGCATCCCGCTCCTGACGCAGGCGATGGTCGCGTTGAACGAGCTGTCGAAGTACAGCGACGCGACCATGCTCCGGCAGCAGCTCGCCAACATGTTCGTCGCGTTCGTGACGCGCGCGCCAGGCGCGGCCGGCGCGGAAGCCCTGAACCCCTTGACGGGACAGCCGGTCGAGCGCACCTCTGAGAACAAGCCGATGCTTGCAATGGAGCCCGGCATCTTCCAAGAGCTCGACGAAGGCGAGAACGTCACGTTCTCGGATCCGCCGGATGCCGGCGGCTTTCCCGACTTCATGCGCCAACAGCTCTACGCCGTGGCGGCCGCGACCGGCGTCCCGTACGAAGTGCTCACCGGCGACATGCGCGGCGTGAATGACCGCACGGTGCGGGTGGTCCTCAACGAGTTCCGCCGGCGCGTCCAGGTGTATCAGCACCAGATTGTCGCCGCGAAGCTCTGCCGGCCGACATGGATGGCGTGGTTCCGTGCCGCGTATCTGTCGGGCGCGCTCGACTTGCCGTCGGACTACCTGCAGCACCCGGAACGCTACGACGCCGTGGAGTGGCAGCCGCAGGCGTTCCCCTACATTCATCCGGTCCAAGACGTCGATGCCCAGGCGGCGCGCGTGCGGAACGGCTTCGAGAGCCGCGCGGCGATCGTGGCCGAGAACGGCGGCGACATCGAGGCCGTGGATGCCGCGCAGGCCGACGACAACACCCGGGCCGACGCGCTCCGCCTCAAGCACGACTCAGATGGCCGGTTCGCCACCGGCGCTGTGGCGCCGAGCGCGCCCCTGCCTGAGCCCGATTCCGAGACCCAGCCCGCAGGAGTAGCCGCATGACCGCCTCTGGTCCCTGGTATCGATTCAGCAACGCCGACACGGATCCGACCGTCGCGGAGATCCACATCATCGACATGATCGGCGACTGGTACGACGACGCCGCCAACCGCTTCTGGGGCGAGAACATCGGCGTGACGGCGCGGTCGTTCGTTGAGCAGCTCTCGAAGCTGCCGGCCGACACGAAGACGGTCCGCGTGCACATCAACAGTCCAGGCGGAGACATTCAGGCCGGCATCAACATCGCCAACGCGCTGCGCGAGCAGGCCTCGAAGGGCCGCACTGTGGAGACCGTCATTGACGGCATCGCGGCCAGCATCGCCTCGGTGATCGCGATGGCCGGCACGCGCGTCGTCATGGCGGACAACGCCCTACTGATGGTGCACAACCCCTGGACAATCGGCGTCGGCAACGCCGCCGAGATGCGCAAGACCGCCGACGTGCTCGACGCGATGCGCAACCAGATCGTCGCCACCTACCAGTGGCACTCGCCCCTGGACGCCGACGCGCTCATCGCGCTGATGGACGCCGAGACATGGATGGGACCAGACGAAGCGCTGGCGGCCGGACTGATCACCGAGAAGTCAACCGGTGTCAAGGCGGTGGCCAGCCTGTCGCGCGCGGCGATCGCCAAGCTCACCGCGCCCGCCGCGTTCCAGGCGCGGCTCGACGCGCTGGTCAAGCCCGAGCCGACGCCGGCGCCGGCGCCCGCGTTCGACGCGCTGCCCATCGTGGCCGCGTGCCGGGCCGCGGGGCTCGCTGACCTCGCCGAGGAGCTGGTATCAGCCAAGGCGCCGATGGCCGCGGTGACCGCGCGCCTCGAGCAGGAGCAGACGGCGCGCGCGGCCGCGGCGCAGCGCGCCACCGACATTCACGCGCTCTGCGCGTTGGGCACGCTGCCCGAACTCGCCGACAGCTACATCGCCGGCGGTATGCCACTCGACGCCATCAGGGCGCAGCTCACGGTGATGGCGGCGAAGCTCGACACGGCGGAAATAGACAGCAGCCTTCCGGTCGACGGCAAGGGCGCCCGCCCCGTGGGGGCGACAGTGGCGTTGCAGTCGCTGCAGGACTCGTATCGCAAACTGAACGGTCGCAAGGAGTAGCGGATCCATGAGCACACTCAACGAAGGCGTGTACACCGGAGAGGCGCTGGTCGCCGAGCAGCACTCACTGCTGCGCGAAACGGTCACCGTGTTGTCGGGGCAGACCCTGAAGGCGAACGCGGTTGTTGGCCGCGTCAGCAAGGGCGTTGGTCGCCTCTCGACGCCGACCGTGGTCGGCACCGGGAACGGCGTCGCGAGTGCGGTGTTCGCGGGGCCGGAGGCGGTGGTCGGCAACTACGTGCTTACCTGCACCGCGGCGGCCGCCAACGCGGGCACTTTTTCGGTGACCAACCCGGCCGGCCTGCTGCTGCCTCCGCTCACGGTGGCCGTGGCCTACCGCAGTCGCGAGCTGAACTGCCTCATCGCGGACGGCGCCACGGACTTCATTGTCGGTGACGCGTTCACGTTCGTGGTGAGCACGACCGCGCCGCTCGTCATCGGCACGGGCAACGGGACGGTCTCGGGCCTCACGCTGGGGCCTGACGCCAAGCCCGGCAACTACCGTCTCGAAATCACCGCGGCCATCACGAACGGCGGCGAATTCAAGCTGACCGGCCCGGACGGCGCGATCGTCGAGCAGGGCTTCATCGTCGTCGGCGCCGGCGGCACGTTCGTGGGCGCCAACAAGCGGGCGCTCAATTTCACTGTGACCGAGGGCGCCACGGACTTCGCGCTGGGTGATGCCTTCAACATCACGGTCTTCAACGAACGGAACGGCGGCAAGGTGGTCGCGTGGGATCCGACGGCCGTCGACGGCCGTGACGACGCGGCGGGCGTGCTCTATGCCGCGGTGGACGCCGCCCTGGCCGACACGGCAGGGGTGATCATCACCCGCGACGCCGTGGTGATGAAGAGCGCGCTGCAGTGGGGCGCGTCGATCACCACGGCGCAGAGGGAATCGGCCTACACCGACCTGGCCCTCCGCGGGGTCATCGCGCGCGACGGCATCACCGTCTGAGGCGCAGTCAACCAGTCATCGTTCACGGACCAAGGGAGCCTCGACAGCCATGCTGGACATTTTCAATTCCGACGCGTTCTCGCTGACCTCGATGGAGGCGGCGATCAAACAGATCCCCTACAAGCCCTCGCGCCTCGGGCCTGGCGGCTTGAGCCTGTTCGACGAGCGGTCCATTTCCTCGACATCGATCGCGGTCGAGTCGCAGGGCGGGCAGTTGTCGCTCATCGAAGCGACGCCGCGGGGCGCCGCGGGTGTCCTCATCGGTGACACCAAGCGCACCGCCCGGTCCTTCTCGGCGCAGCACTTGCGCCGCAGCGCGAAGGTGATGGCCGACGAAGTGCAGGGCGTGCGTGTCTTCGGCAGTGACGACCAGTCGCTGACCATCGAGATGAAGCGCAACGAAAAGCTGGCGATTCTGCAGGGGATGCACGAAGTCACCTGGGAATACCATCGCGTGGGCGCGCTCCTCGGCAATGTGCTCGACGCGGACGGCACCACCATCCTGCTGAACCTGTTCACCGAGTTCGGCGTGAGCCAACAGGTGAAGGACTTCGTGCTGAGCACCACGACCCTCGACGTGCGGTCCGAGGGCGACATCGTCGCCGACCTCATCGACGACGAACTCGGGGGGACGAACTACGACCACGTCCACGTGCTGTGCGGCGGGACGTTCTACGACACGCTGATCAAGCACAAGTATGTGCAGGACGCGTTGAAGGCGCAGCTCGGCGGCAGGCTCTTCGACGACCTGCGCCAGGGCTTCACGATCGGCGCCCTGACGTTCGAGCGCGCGAAGCGCTGGACCGTGAAGAACGCCGCGGGTGCCACCATCACGATGATCCCGACGAACCTGGCGTATGCGTTCCCCGTGGGGGCGTCGACGCCGGAGGGCAACATCTTCATCGGCCGGTTCGCGCCGCAGCCGTTCCTTGACACCGTCAACCGGCTGAACCCGCCGCTCGTGGTGGTGTCGGTGGTCGACCCTGCGCAGCAGTACGTCGAGTTGGTCGGCATCAGCTGCCCGCTGTACCTGAACACGCGTCCGCGCGCGGTCATCAAGCTGACCATGTCGTAGGCCGGGACACCTCCCGTGAGCGATGCCCGTGTCGGGATGGATCTGATTCTCTCGGCGTTCGGGGTGCCGGCCACGGTGACGCGGCCGCACCCCGACGACACGCCGCTCGCGGCGACGCTCGTGTGGGTGTCACCGGAGGCGGCGGGAGTGCCGGCGAGCGACGCGCCGCTGACGCGCGTCGACCCGAAACGGTTCGCGGCCCTGAGCTATGCCCAGGTGCCGACAGTGCCGAGGAAGACCGTGATTCTCGCGCCCGAGACCCTCGGTGGTCTGGTGCGCGCTTGGCTGGTCGACGGCACCACCCGCGTCGAAGTCGACCACGTGATCGTCGTCCTGTTGCCCGTCGACTAACGCATGGCTATCAAGAGCGCCCGCGAGCGCATCATCGACGCGATCGTCCAACGACTGACGGAGATCGACGGCCGTCCGCCGTTCGAGACGGCGCTCGGGGCGTCGCGGGTCTACGTTGGTGAAGTGCCAGCCCTGGGGCCAGACGATCCGGCCGAAGTGCTGGTCGTCATTCCCGACGACGACACGATCGAACACCAGCGGATGAACTTCCAGATCGATTGGTCGATTGTCATCGGCGCCGTCGTGCGGGCGGACATCGATCAGCCGTGGGTCAGCATCGAGCGGGCCATCGCGGACATCAAGCGGGCCATCGAACTGGCTGACCGGCAGCTTGGCCTGCCCGCCGACGTGAATCACCCGATGAAGCGGGGCTCCACGCGCGTCTTCGAACGGCCCGAGGGCAGTTACGTGGTGGGCGCAGGGGTGACCTACGTCGTGCCCTACGTCGAATCGTGGGGGGCGCCGTAATGGCCAGCCTCACGTTTTCCGCGGAGTCGGGTCGAAACATCCAGCGCCTCGTCGCGCGCTTTGCGGATCGGTTCCCTGATGCCATCGTGCGCGCGCTGAACCGCGCAGGCGTGACGACACGGGCCGTGATGGCCCGCGAGATCGTCAAGGACCTCGGCGCGGTGAAAGTCGGCGACGTCAAGGAGCGCATCCACATCGAGAAGGCGGTGCGCGCCACCATGCGCGTGCGGCTGTCCGTGTCGGGCAGGCGCATCCCACTGATCGACTTCGGAGCCAAGGGGCCGTGGCCGTCTCGCGGGCGCGGCCGTGGCGTGACGTCGCGACTTCGGGGCGGCACGCGGTCCCTGCCAGACGCGTTCATCGCGAAGGTCGGGAGCGGCGGGCACGTGGGCGTGTTCACCCGCGACAGCCGTCGTGGGGCCTCGAGTCGCAAGTCCAAGGGCGCCTGGTCGAAGAACCTGCCGATCCGCCAGTTATTCGGCCCGTCGCTGCCGCAGGTGTTCGGCACGGTGTCACCCGCGGGCCTGGAAGCCGGCACAGCGTCTCTCGTCACGAACCTGCGATCGGAATTGCGTTTCGCCCTGGGGGGCGGAAGGAGCGAGTAGTCGATATGGCCAACAGCATTCCCTATGAAGTCCTCGTCGGGTCCGGTACCGCCTACTATGCGCCGGTCGGCACAGCCTTCGGTGATCCCTTCGAAACCCTGTCAGGCACCTGGATCAAAATCGGCACCGGCGGCGACTTGAACTATGACGAGGACACGGGCGTCGAGTTCAACGTGACCGAAACGGTGAACGGATGGACGCCGCTGGGCGCCAATACGCCGCGCAAGTACTTCCGGACGGCCGAGAGCGTGATGCTCAAACTCAACGTCGCCGACATGACGCTCGAGCAGCTGAAGATCGCGTTCAATGGCAACGCCATCACCACGGTCGCCGCGGCGTCGGGTGTCGCCGGGTACAAGAAGATCGGCCTCGAAAAGGGCCAGAGCATTCCCTCGTACGCCTTCATTGTCCGGTACAACGCGTCGCCCTATATGGCCGACGGGATGATGGAGTACCGCCACACGCTGATGCAGCAGAAGTCGGAGCCGAAGCTGACCGCCAAGAAGGGCGAACCGATGTCGTTCGATCTCGAGTTCATGGCTCTGCCGGATGCGGCCGCCGCCGCGGGCGAGGGCATGGGCGTCTGGCTGGCGCAGACCGCGGTGGCCCTGGCGTAATGATCCCTGCGGATCTCGTGGCACGCGTCCAGGCGCTGCGTCGCGAGATCCGCCACCTCAAATCGTCCATTGCCTCCCGGCGCCGCACACTGCAGGCCGCAGCGGCGGAACTGTCACACCGCGAGGAGGAGTGCCGCAGGTTCGGCATTCCTCTCGCCTCCGATACCACCGCACGCGTAGGAGACCACGCTCCATGGCGAACCTGACCCCAGTCATTCATCCCCCGATCCTCGATCTCGACACACTCTCTCCGCTCGACTACATCAAGGTCGACAGCACCAGCTACGACCTGCTCCGGTCGGATCAGTTGTCGCTGGTCGCCTTCCACCGGATCCAGCAGTTGTGCCCGCGTTTCGATGTGCTGATGGCGCGCCAGACACTCACCGAGGTCGAAGAGGTCGAGATGCAGGAGGTGCTCCGGCGCATCGTGCACCTGGTGCTCCGTGCGCCTGACGCGATCGTGGCGCGCCTCAACGACTTCCAGCTCCTGCAAGTGGTGCTGACTTTTATCACGATCTCGCCGCGCATGGGTCTGACGGCGAGGTCGAACACCCCGACCCCGCACGCGCCGCTGCCAAAAGCGGTGCCCGTGACGCTCCCGTCGACTGGGGCGAAGAAATCCCGCGTCTCTGCCGGTTCTATGCCGGCACGACGCCGGCGACGTGGCTGACCGACACGCCCATGGTCATGCTCCGAGCCTGCTCCGAGATGGTCTCGCGCATCGAAGCGCGCGAGAGCCTGCTGGCGGCGCAACGCGTCGGCGTGGGCACCGGCTCGTACGCGAAGGAGGACCTCGAGACGATGACTCGTGAATGGCGATCTGACGCCTCTCCGCGGCGCCGCGTGCGCCGAGGCAAGGTCCGGGCGTAGCCATGGCTGAACGCGTCGGCAAGGCGGTGCTCGAACTCGGTTTGGATGCCGCCGTACTGCTGGCGGGCCTCGAACAGGTCAAGGCGT